GGCTTTGGTAAGATGATGCCATCTTCCACGGAGGACCAGGTTAAGGCCCTGGGAAAGGGATCGAGCAGCTCTGCAAAACACCAAGCAGAGCTCCAAGCTCGTCTCCTCCGTTGCGTGAAAGAGAACGTGGACACCCTGGTACTCGCATTCGAATCTTGCGAGTTCCAGAGTGAGGGTTGGAAGAGGGAAGGAACTGTCGACTGGCATATGAAATGCATACAGGCAATGGACGGGGACTGGATGGGCTTCTACAAGTACAAGATCGCAGCTTTCTTTAGCGCGATGATGAATGTAGAAATAGCCCCCTCGCCTCTCATCAACACTGCCTGCGCCAGTGACAGACCAGACATAGTCCTCGGTGGTAAAGCTGCATTGTGGGCGAAAAGCCTCACCAGGAAGGATCCGCGGCGTTGCGAAGAACTCGCAGTAGCGGTGCTCTACTCAAAGAAGGGTATGGTACGACCAGACCCATCTCTCATCCGGCAGAAGGTGTCTGGAGCCTTTAAAAAGCTCACGGACACGGTTCCGCCGGTCCCAAATCAACCCTGGGCCGAGGAGGAGGAAGACGGCGAGGATGTTGAGTCCGTGAAAGTCTTCCTGGCGAAAGAACAGCTGCGTCGTACGACGCGCGAACTATTCACCGGAAGACCCTTCAATATGGAACTCGCTAAACAACTCGCCATGCCCTCAACCTCAGCTGTGTACACACGCACAGTAGCCCAAGGAGGTATGGTGGGAGAGATGCTCGGTAATAATGAAATCCGAGAACTTCTGAGGAGCAATCCCGAAGAACTGTTGAGTGTGGAGCTGACGGATGACCAAGTCTATAGTGTCGACAGTACAGAGCTGCGGCTAGCCTATGGTAAGCTGCTTGACCTCTGCTGGAAGAAAGCCAGTGAAGAGGATGATCGAGCAGCCTTCGTAGGACTACCGGAGGCGCTCAAGGTGCGTGTGATCACCAAGGGACCTCCCTACCGCAACTTCGTGCTGAAAACACTGCAGAGGCACATGTGGCGCGCGGTGCGCGCATGTCCTGCTGCAAGACTGGTCGGAGAGTACGTCAGTGAGGAATATCTCTGCGATCAAATAGGACCGCTAAGAGATGAGGAGGAGTATACGTCTGTGGACTACTCAGACGCGACGAACGAGATCCATAGCTGGGTCAGCCAAACGATCATGGAAGAGGCAGCTACCTGCATTGGACTTACCGAAGTCCAGCGCAAGGTGGCAATCGCTAACCTGATCGGGCACAACCTAGAGGACCCTGATCGACGCGGAGTAGTGAAGAAACAGACGAGAGGACAGCTGATGGGTAGTATTCTCAGCTTTCCAGTATTGTG